GGGCAGAACCTGACGGTTCGCCTCGGGTCGGTTAGGAAGCCCTTGAACACGCTCCTTGCCGGCAAGCCACAGTTCGTGATTCACCCGAGGTGCAAGGTGTTGCGGAAGGGGTTCCGGGGCCGGTACCAGTACAAGAAGATGAAGATCGCTGGCGCCCAGGAGAGGTTCCACGATAAACCCGACAAGAACGAATACTCGCATCCGCACGACGCGCTGCAATACACCGCGGTGCGCCTGTTTGGGGATGCGCTCAAGTCAAGGACCAGTAAACGTCAAGCCGTTAGGCTCAGGAGGGCCGGCGGTTCTGTAGCGTGAGGTAAGCATGGACGAAGGATACGAGACAACTGACTTAGACCCTGGTGAGGCCAGGTACCAGGACCTGATCCAGGCGATCGACTCTGCCGAGTCGTCATCGTACGGTTCGGAGGTCGACAGTGAGCTCGCGCGGGAGCGGGCGCTGTCAATAGACGCGTACCTGGGCCGGAACCTCGAGCCGGATGAGGAGGGCCTGAGCCAGGTCGTTGACCGCTCGGTCTTTGAGACCGTGCAGTGGATGCTGCCGAGCTTCACCCGCATATTCTGCTCCGGGGATAATATTGTCGAATTCTCGCCACTGAACGAGGACGACGAGCAGGGTGCGAGCCAGGAGTCCGACTATCTCAATTACCTCGTGACGCAAAAGAATAACTGGTTTGAGCTGGTCATGACCTGGTGTCAGGACGCCCTGCTGACCAAGAATTCCTACATGCTCTGCCAGATGGAAGAGAAGCACCAGGTGGAGTCGGAGCAGTACAAGGGGCAGTCCCTTGAGGGCGTTATGAAGATTCAGGAGGGCGATGGCGTTGAGATCATCGGCCAGGACCAGTACCCGGACCCGTCGGGGCAGATGGAGCCTGTGGTGGACCCGATGACAGGTCAGCCGGCGATAGACCCAATGACCGGGCAGCCGGCTATGCAGCCCAGGATGCTTTACGACATCCTGATCAAGCGCACGAAGCCAACCAAGAACCTGAAGTTCCGCGTCCTAGCACCCGAACGGTGCAAGGTCAGCGAGAAGACCGAGTCCTTCCGCCTGGATGACTGCAGCTACTTTGAGTTTTACGATTTCGTGTCGATCTCCGACCTCAGGTGCATGGGCTTTGATGTTCCTGACGACATCCCCTCCGACGGGCGCGACCCGGACGACGAGGAGGAGGACGCCAGGGATCAGTTCCATGACATAGACACGGACGACGACGCGGCGTACGACCCGGCCATGCGGCGGGTTCGGTGCCGGTACATCTGGATCAAGTTCGACTTTGACCAGGACGGTTACAGCGAGATGCAGTACTGCGTCGTTGTCGGCTCGCAGGTTCTGTTCCGTGAGGAGTGTACCCGTATCCCGGTTTCCTGCATCGTGCCCAGCATCATGCCGCACCGTCACATGGGTCTTTCAATCGCGGACATGGTGTTTGACATTCAGAGAATCCGCACTGCGATCCTCCGACAGGGGCTTAACAACCTGTACCTGTCAAACAATCAGCGCCACGTAATCAGTGACCGCGTTGACCTGGATAGCATGATGACGAGCGCACCTGGCGGGCTGGTTCAACTGGACCCAGGCGCACTGCCATCGGAGGGTCACGTACAGGCCCTTGAGACGCCGTTCGTGTTCCCTCAGGCGATGCAGGGCCTGGAGCTGATGGACCAGATACGCGAGACCCGGACCGGCATGAACCGCCTGTTTCAGGGTGTCGACGAGAACGTCGTCAGCGAAACCGCCAGCGGTGTCGCCCAGCTCTCGAGCATGGCCGCCCAGCGTATTGAGCAGATCGCCAGGATATTCGCGTCGGGCTTTGAGTACATATTCAGCGTTGCCCATCAGCTGATCCTGAAGCTCGTCATGCAGGCCGAGAAGGTCAAGCTGAGAGGTGAGTGGGTCGACATTGATCCGAGCACCTGGAGGCACGGGCGCGACCTGAGGATTGTCGCCCCGGTGGGCGCCGGCAACAAGGACGCCCAGGTTGCCAGGATCATGCAGATTCTGAAGGTGCAGGAGGCGACAGCAGCCGCTGGGGGCAGGACGGTTCAGGAGGACAACATCTACGCCGCTCAAATGGAGCTGGCGAAGCAGATGGACTACATCTCGCCGGACAAGTTCTTCACGGACCCGGCGGTGCTTGGTCCGCCGCCTGACGTTCCGACGGAGGTAGAGATTGCCGCGGAGACGGAGCGGTACAAGGTGGACACGGACGAGCGCATCAAGCAGGCCGACCTGATACAGAAGGACATCGAAAGCTCCAGGGAGGCGCAGATCGCTGTGTACCGGTCCAACCTCGAGGCTGAGGTCAGGCTGTTGATTGAAGAGGGCAAGCGGAATGGCACCATCGACGTCGAGCGGCTACGGTCAATCTCGAAGATGGCCCCGATCCCGGTCGGCGAGTCGAACATCGGCGTCGGCCAGGCGTTCGGTAGGACGCAACAGTCCGTCACTGACCTGGGCGAGATAGTTGGCGAGGCCCTGGACGGATTCCGTGAGGCTATTGACGCGCTGAAGGAGGCGCAGTCGGCACCGAAGCGGATCGTCAAAGACCGAGAGGGCAAGCCGATCGGCGTTGAGACAATACAGTAGGTCACTCAGAAACCGAGGGTGGTCACGTAGTGACCGTCAAAGGGTCACTCACTAACCCTCAAAGGGTCACTCAGTGACCACAGAACCCAAAGGAAACATCAAGAACCATCATAGAACCCAAAGGTGGAGAGCGAGACCTAAATAGGGAGCGAATAAATGGGCACCGAAAGTTACAAGCCAGACACCGCCGAGGCGGATCGTCTGCTACAAGACCCGATTTACATATGGGCAATGGAACAAATACGGATGGGAATCCTTGCAAAGTTAGAAGCGACTCCGGTTAGAGACCGGGAAGGCCGCGAGTATCTTTGCCTCATGCTGAAACTGCGAAACGGTCTGCAGGAGCAAATTGAGCACGTTGTCCGAGAGGGCAAGTTGAAGGATTTCGATGCGTCAAAGAAAGGCCGAACATTCTTAGGAGATTTACGTGGAGACTAACGTCGAGCAGCCCGATGAGGGTTCGATGGAGAGCCGCGTGGCCGACGCGCTCGGACTAGACGAAGACGAAGAGGAACAACTGACGGACGACCTGGAAGACCCGTCCAGAGACAGGGCAGAGGAGGAGCCGGACACGGAATCCAAGCCCAAATCTAAGGAAGACGACCAGGACGAAACCGAGGAATCCCAGCCGGAATTCGTAGATGTCGAGTATGGCGGCAAAACGTACCGACTCCCGCCAGAACTGAAGGATTCGTTAATGCGTGAGCAGAACTACACGCAGAAGACAACGGAACTGGCAGGTCAACGCCGTGAGTTTGCTGTGGCGCAAAAGGCAATGCAGGCCCAGACGTCGGAGGTTGACTTTCAGAGATCGGTGCAGGGTGAGTTGATTGAGCTCCAGCAGGTTAATGCTTTACTCCAGCAGTACTACAACCTGGACTATGCAGGCATGTCGACCGATGAGATGGTCCGCACGAAGCATGATCAGGAGCAATATGAACGACATCGTCAGTCTTTACTGCAGGCTGTCGATGCAAAGCAGAGGGAGTTTGCGGTCACACAGAGGCAGGCAGTTGAAGAACTGCTCTCTGAGGGCACGAAAATTCTAAGCAGTACGGTCGAGGGTTGGTCGAAAGAACGAGGTCGGGAGCTGCGCGACTTTGCTGTTGAGTCCTTAGGGTTTGCGTCCGAGGAACTTACACAGCTATATGATCCCAGGCTCGTTCGCGTTTTGGATATGGCGATGCGATGGCATTCCTTCCAGACACAAGATAGGCCCTCGGCTGAACAGGTTATTGCCGAAGTTCCGCCAGTGGTGGCGCCCGACACGGGTCGCCGTCCGATGCCGGAATCGGTGAAGAAAGACCTGAAATTTAGGAAAGAAATGAAGAAGGCCAAACAGCAAGGCGAGACGGCAGCAGCCAATCTCATCGAGAAACGCCTGGCTGACAAGTTCGGCTAACTTCCAAAAGCACAAGGAGTGCTATCAGAATGGCTACTGTAACAGGTACCAGCTCGTCCTACTCTGTAGGTTCGGGCGGCGGTATTCGTGAAGACCTCGAGGATGTCATCTGGGACTTGTTCCCCGCGGACACCTGGGCGGTCTCAAACCTTGACAAGGTGAATGCCTCCAACACTCAGCACGAATGGCTTGGGGACTCCCTCGCCTCAGCGGCAGGAAATACGCAACTGGAAGGCGACGACGCCACGTTCGGCACGATCGTCAACCCGGCGCGTTACAACGCGTATCAGCAGATCAGTCGCAAGACGTTCCTGGTCTCTGGCACCCTCGAGAAGGTCAAGAAAGCTGGCAGACGAAGCGAGGTAGCTCGAACCGCTATGAAGTACATGCGGGAGCTGAAGCGCGACATGGAGTACGCCCTCACGACCAACCAGGCCTCGACGGCGGGTGGCGCGGCTACGGCCAGAGCTACCGGCGGCATGGAATCTTGGATCGGCGCAACAACCGCATCCAGCTCCGCCGCAACTCGAGTCGTCCTGGCGACCTCGACCGCATCGGCCACGACCGGCCCGATCGCGTCCGGTACCGCTGGTACCGCACCGACGGACGGCTCGACAACTGGCGCGTTGACGGAATCCGCACTGAAGCTCGCACTGGAAGGTGCATGGGCCCAGGGCGGCGACCCGAACACGCTGCTTGTGTCGCCGACGCAGAAGAAGGTCATCGACGGGTTCTCCGGCGTTGCAACGCGGTTCATCGACGTTAATAAGGGCGAACAGGCCTCTATCGTCGGTGCGGCGAACTTCTACGTGAGTTCGTTCGGTAACCATCGCGTGGTTATGCACCGGTACATGCGTACCAGTGTTGTCCTCTGTTTGGACCCGCAGTATTGGGCTTGCTCATTCCTGCGCCGTCCGTTCAGCGAGCAACTGGCGAAAACCGGTGACGGTACGAAGCACCAGATTCTTACGGAATTTGGTCTTGTAGCTCGCAACCCGAGCTCTAGCTCGAAAGTGGTTGCCTGCTCGTAAGAGCTGAACCGGGGAGACATAGTTTGATTTCGATCAGAATTGCGCCTTCGCTCTCGCAATTCCTCGTGTTGGGTGGCTATGTCTCCCCACCTTTTTCAATTGGGCGACCAGGGACAAGACAAAGGGTAACTAAGGACTAATGCCATCTCACTATCACCAATCAGGAGGGTTGCTGTCTCCATCAGCGTTTCCCATGCCTTTCGATCCCAGAGACCCTGCCTCGCGCAACCCGTATGACCAGCTAGCAGGGTTCGTAACCAGGAAGGCTGGTGAAGTAGCCGACGATCCGACCAGTGCGCTAATAGGTGTAGCGCTGCAAGACCCGTTAATGCTTGCTGACCTGTCAGGGGCGACTTCATCCGGGCGGGTAAAGCGTGAAAGTGCTGGTTATGGTTCGTTGCTAGGCGAGCCGCCGATTGAGGTACCGGGCTTGCCAGCGGGTGATATATCTCGCCAGCAGTTAGGAATTGACAACCCAGCAGGGATGACAGGCGAAATGTCACCGTTGTCCATAGGCGGGATGTTGAAGCTGGCCGGGAAGGGCTTGCTGAGTGGTGGTAAGACTGTGCTTGGCGCGTTGGGCGACGGCGGTGGGCTACTGGCACATACCCTGTTCCACGGTACTCCACACAAGTTCGACAGATTTGCATTGGACGCTATAGGCACAGGTGAGGGCGCACAGGCTTACGGGCATGGTTTGTACTTTGCTGAGAATCCGGGGGTAGCGAGGTCTTATCAGACAACGCTATCTCAAGGCAGGGTCACAAGAAACATAGGCGGCGGACTAGAACTGCCTGACGAGGCATGGGAAGAGATTGCTCCCATTATGCAAAAGAACGATATCCCTGGGGATATTGGCCCTAATCAGGATCAGCCAGGAATGATTCGTCAGATACTTGATGACTTTGGCGACAAGCTATCGGATTCCGAAACATCGACACTTGAAAAATGGGCATCGCCTGAGGGCCACCTCTACGAAGTAGAAATCCCCGACGAGATAACAGACAGGATGTTGGATTGGGATGTTCCGCTGAGTGAGCAGCCTGAGGGTGTGCGAGAGGTCATCCGCAATAATACATTCTATGACGAGGGACCTGTTAGCGGAGAGAGGTTGCTTCAGGACAAGAACTTAACAGGCCGTCACATATATGACCTCATCGTTCACCCCGAAGATGGTGCGGGTTTTGGT